TCAACCAAGAAACAGGCAGGGCGTCCTTTGCTGCGATGTACGCTGAGAAGGTCCAGACCTCACCTTCAGCAGCAACCACCTTGTCGCCGCCGTCCCATATACCGCAATCGCCTGACCCTGATGCGGTAAAGGTGCCATGAAAGTCACCGAAGATCGGTGTCATCCCTGTTGACTGTTCGATTGTATGTGAGGAAAACGCCGAAACCCATGTGCCGATTGACTGTTGCAAATGTGCCGTGTCAGCATCCAACAGGTTCACATCCGCAGTAGACACATACGAACCGGCAGTACCGGGAAACTGTAGAAACCGGGTCACGAGATTCCCCAAGAACGCCTGAGCCCCAACAGCAACGGCTTCACACTGTTGCACGCCCGACCAGCTGACTGTGGTTCAATGACACCAAAGAACTCTTCAGAACCGGCCTCACCAAACGGCGTGTCATCCAACTTCACAAGAGCAATAGCGCCCAGTTTCGCAGCCTTCTGAATCTGAACCGGGATACCCTCGAGCGGCGCAGGGTCCAAAGCGTCATCAGTACCGGCATCAGGGTCCGGGTCTTGTGGATATGAGGTTCCCATATGGGCGTCAATCAGCGACTCGATAGCGACAATGGACTGTTTCACAACATCATCATTCACAGAGTCCAGGATCCCCATAGCCTCTTTCACCAAAGGCACAGTCGTATACCGGGGCTCCGTTTCAAGATACGAGGGAAGGGGAGGATATGAGGTCATGGTGCCGCCAATAGGATCGAATCCGACAAGTTCATAGTGAAATAGTTTAACGTCAAATCGTCAATCGTACCGTCCCCAGCAATCGCCACACCAAACGTATCCGCCAGCGACAAATCCACAAAATCCGTAGCTAAGAGTGTCACAGTCTGTGTACCGGCAGCAGTGAACTGCACCGACTCAGCCAACCCCAACGGCAACCCATTCTTCGTGTGCTGCATCAAATAGTTGTCAGCACCACCGGCAGCCTTCGACACATCCAACACCGTCACCAGAGACAACAGTTTTTGATAGGCAGCTGGGATGATTACATCAGGAATCGCATTGTAATTCTGTACCCCCAAATTGTTACCGTCGAAAATCCAGAGGCCAGTTGTACTTTTGATCGGAGACAACAGCAACGGATTAACAGACGTAAACACGCCATCAGTAATAGGTATGTTCACCGGAGTCTCATCGACCAGGAACCCACGCCCATTAATGAACGACGCAACGAAGTCTCGCATATTGACCGGCTTGATCAGCCCTTGGGAGTTGTCTGGGAAGTTGGCAAGCAGACCTTCCACATAACGGAGAGTCTCAGCCATCAGTATCACCATCAAACACTTCATGCCCCTCAGACTTAGCCTTAAAGTCAAAGAACTGTGCAACCAGCAACACCAGAGAGGTAGACGCAGACACCAACGCCGCCGAGACGTAGAAGCCGGTGAACTCATCAAGCAGCAACCAAATAACTGTGGAGACGGCAGCAGACAAGGCTACAACAGACATACGAACACTCTTGGCACTCATATTTATCTTCACCTTGTCCACTACCGCACTCCCTCTACCCGTTCGAATGATTCTTGGCTGCCTTCTTGACAGCCTTCTTCTTCTTGGGCTTTTGGGCTGCGTTCACACGCTCACCCCAACCCTTAGGAACCGAACCCATTATGCGAGTGTCAACGTGTAGAGGCCAGTGTCAAACTTGACCACAATGTTCTGCAAACCCCAAATACCGAGATCGGTAGAAAGAGTATCGACCTGGAGAGCTGACAGCTGAGTAGGTGACGATTCCAGATTTGCCATTACCGAAGTGTTAGCAATCAGGCAAGTACCTGTAGCAGCATCAACATCCAAACGCACAGACCAACCGTGATACTGAGCAACAGTGGTGTTAAAACCAGACTGCCCCTGAGCGTTCGTAGGACCATTCGCAGGGAACACCAACAGAGGCCGACCGTCAGTATCCACCAAGCTATTCAGCTGAGCCCAACGATCAGACGCCAAGAACACAGTGTCAGCAGGCTGCCGAGTACCGGCGATAATCGCCGCATTAGCAAGCTGGAACGCCGCAAACGTAGCAGCAGCATCCGCTCCAAGGTCTGCAAGGATCGCTGTATCGTCAGCAGCCGTAACAGCCGCCAAAATCGACGCAGCATCCGTAACCTGAGCATACTGACCAGCAAGCTCCCGAAACAGAATGTCAACGAACGACGGAGACGAACGTGTGATCAACTGCTGAGACACCTTGTTAGCACCCGCATACGTCAACAGGTCAACCGACAGCACGCCGATAACCAACGCAGTAGAGGAAACCTCAAGGTTCTCTGTTGCCTGTACACCAACCGAAGGACCAGAAGTCCTCTTCGGATACACAACCGACATTCCCGAAGTCCCAATGGGATCGGAAGGAATGTTGCCAACAAACGCCCTCGACCCTGCGATGATCGAAAGATACTCAGTTGACAGGAAGTCCGGCACAACACCGGCTGCCGTCGTAGTCGTATCCACACTCAAAGCAAACTTCTCAAGAATGCGAATCGCCTCTTCATCACCCCTGGCAGCATCGGCAACGGTGCCGAAGTAGTCGCCAGCAGAACTGAAAAGCGCAGGCTCGTCAATGACTCTGTTTTCCATTGTGTCGATCTGTTCTGACAGACGGACAATCTCGTTCTTTAGCTCAGTGTCATCGAACTCGACAACAGGAGCCACCATCTCTTCCACTTTCTCAGCCACAATCGGGCTCCCTTCATCGTGAACCGCAAGCACTTTGCTAGGGTTCTCTGACTTACCGAATCTTCCATGCACCACCACTGATACATGGTCAAGGATTCCAGCCATTACAGCATCGCTGCCGTGTTCGACCGTATCCACCAACACACCAACAGACACATCCGACAAAGCACCATCTTTCAACAATGCCCGAACCGTCTGCCCTGAAGGCACATCAGAAGTCTTAAACTCACCAAACAGGCCCTTATCGGTCTCGAAGTGGCGGGTCATAACCCCAATCCGATCAAACACCGAAGCCCCATGATCGACCGTCAAAGGCACATTCTCACCGATCATCAACGAACCGGCCTCAAAACGCACCGTACCATCACCATAAGAAACCTTCTCACCAAACGGAACCAACCTTGCAGTCAGCGTCGAATCGGTAGCAGACTCAATCTGAGCCCTGAACTGAATCAACATTCACAGCCTCCTCACTGAAAGCCATATCGGGTAGCTGAGTGGCAGCAGCCACATCAGCCGGGTCATATCCAACACCAACAAGCTTAGAAGCAGCATCAGCCCGGTTCACCAAAGAAGTAACAAACAGAATAGACGGATCAAACGTCACCTTCACCTCAAGATGGTCAGACCATGCAGCCTCGATACGCTTCCCATACGTCGGGTACAGCGTCTCTCTCCACATACGGATCAGGACTGCTTCAACATTCTGATAGTCCTGGGTCGAACCAGGAGGTGAATAGGCCAACAGGAACGCCGGTACACCAGACAGGTTTGCAACGTCACCAATACCAGTCAGATGAGACTCAACCCACTGGGAATCCGTCTGATTAAACGACGTCGGCATATAGTCCATCGCAGAACTGATCACAGCAGTAGACCGATGATGATGATTAGCGTCCCACTGCTGCTTGAGTAGTTTCGCCTCATCTTTGGTCAACTGCCCAGGCACCTTCAACACACCCGAAGGCTGACCGTTATTCTCAAAGTATTCCTGAGAGTACTTCTGTTCCGCAATCAAACCTGGGATACGTCCGGACTCGAGCCAACCAATACCAGTAAGGTCATTGGCTCCCCGGTTCATCGACAACACAATCAGATTCCTTGCAAGTCCATTCGTTCGCATAACCTGATTATCAAACTTGTAAACCCGACGCCGATTGATCGCCTGAGTATCAGACCACACCACAACCATACGCTGATACGGCAAAACCTTTATCCCATCAGCCGTGACACGCCAATACGCATCCCCAGAATCCTCCATAGACAACACAGTTTCAGCAATGAACTGTTGAGTGTCCTGAAGACTGTTTGGTGCTGGAACGAGTGACGCCCCAACATTAACGGGCAAAGCAGACAGCGAATCAGCCAAAATCTGTCTCGCCCGATAGATAGCAGCAACACTTAACGCCGCATCGTTAGCTGCAGAGAGCTGTTGTAGCTCGGTTTGGAGGATCAGGGAGGCTAAAGAGGAGTCGTGGAAGTCAGCTTCTACAGCAGGGGGAGCACCTTTTAACCACGAAATGAAACCCATTGGTTCTCACTATAGCACCAATAATGAGAATGCAACCCTAATAGACGAAGTTACCAGCAGGAACCAAAGACTTCTGGACAGCAACATCAACAGCAATGCTCACTGCAACCAACGGCGACACATCCACCAACACATCCCTATCAAACCGCCACCGATCCCCCACCGACTTACTCCGAGCTGCCATGAACGCCTCCCTAAGCGCCTGAGACCTACCCAACCGCAGCTCCCCCTCCTTCATCAGATCAAACGTCCGCATAGCAGCCGACGCCGACTGTGCAACATTCAAATCCCACAACTCAACCCCCAACTCCTCACACACCGCCTCGAGTTCTGCCTTCACCACAATCGCAGGCCCATAAGAAAGGACAACAGCAGAAGCCTTGTGCTTCCGCACTATCTCAGCAACTCTCTTCCCAGCGTGCCCAGTAGCCCCACCACTACGGTAATCAGCAATATCAGCCACCACGAGCCCCCCGTCAACCCAGCCAACACCAATAGAGACAGCCCCCAAGCGAGAAGCAACATCCACTGAAACACATAAGCCATCCACCGGCGCCGATACCCGCTTCTCCATAGCAGAATCAACCCACTCAACAGGAAACACAGAAGCATCAGACCTAGTAAGTACATTCCCATAAGCCCTCAACCATTCACTAGGAGTACCCGAAAACGTATCGCCAGCAGTCGAAATCTTCTCCACCGTCACATTCACATTCTGCGTCAAAGCAGGCATCCACAAAGGCCAATTCACCGGATCGAAAGCGTCAATACCATCAGGCGCCGAATACTCCACATACCCCAAACGGCTCTCAGGATCATCCACAGCCGACCGTCCACGCTCCACAAACCCATTCAACACCTCAGAAT